GTATTGGTTAAAACTTTTTAACTATTTTTTCCCCCATTCCTCGACACGGGCATGATGTATACAACAATGCACACAAACATGGACGCAAGGTGGTACACCAAGAAGTATTTCAGACGGGGGCGCGGCGTTTATAAAATGTTTACATTTGAATGGGTGCAAAACCCTTGCAATAAAGCTAGGTTAGGAGTATAATAAGACCATGAAACACAACAGCGTTTCAAATACCGAATATCAACACTCACAAACAAAGGAGAGAAACCACATGAAATGTTCTGTCAAGTATGTTCTGCTGACCGCTGTTAAAGCCAAGAAGGTTTTTGACCTTCTCTTCATCGAAGCGCACAACGTCCGTACTTGCATCGAGTGTGCAAAGCTGGACGGCTTCAAAGTCGTGGCAAGCAAGGCCGGTACGAAAGTCTTCGAGATGGACGCCCTTGATGTTACCTATCCGAATATCCTTTCTGAGATGTGTGAGCTGAGTCCGTCGGACTTCGCATGGAACGACCTGCACAGCAAGCTTGAAGAGACGGGGGCAACACCGGACGACGACAAGCCGGATGACTCCCAGAAAGAAGAGGTAAACAATGGCTGATACCTGCACTGCCGGGTGTTGCATCCCGGCAAACGTGTCCTATGTTCTGTTCTATGAGGACGCAGTTCAGAACATCTACGGTCTGGTGTACGACAAAGACGAAAACCTTTCGAATATCGTGTCTGGTGTGGGCCGCTTTGACCCCGTTCCCATCACGGCATTCGAAGAGGGCGCAAGACACGGCTTTCCGCACAGTCCCGCGTGGAACCCCTGCTGTCATGAAAACAAGACCATGACCCAGATGGAAGCAGAGTTGAAAGCTCAGAATCATCTCATTGTGACGGTCTACAACGACCATCTCAAGCCCTCTGCACTGTACCCGGCAAACGCTGACCCCGTCGGCAAGCAGTTCCTCAGTCGTTGGATTTTCGGTTGAAGGGGGTACAGAACCATGCAGGACATCAACAACAAACTGGCCGCAATCGTTGACTTTCTTTCGAAGATGTACAACGCGCAGGCCAAAACAAACGAACTGCTTTATACCATCATCGACAAGCTGGACGTCATTCACGCCGCCCAGAAACTGTAATAAGGAGACTATGTTATGGCTACTTTCAAGAAGAATCGTTCGACCGTTCCCGCCCCTGAGTATGACGACAAGCCCAAACTGAACATCAAGGGGGCGACCGTCAGCGGCTGTCGTTTCCTCAGTGACAAGGTCATTGCATTTACCCTTAATCTTCCCGGCCTTGCCCTGTACAACATGAAGGTCATCGACGGCAAGAACGGCGCGTTTGTTGCACCCCCTCAGAACAAGAGCAACAAGTCCGACAAGTGGGTGGACGCCGTCGGGGTGTGGCTTAACAGCGACGATGAAGAGGACATCGCGCGGGCCGTTATCGACCACGCAACGCAGGCAGGCGACCCGGTGGATTGGAAAACCCGGTATGAGGTGTGACAATGGGAAAGCGTAACAGAGACGTTACGCTTGACCTCTATACAAAAGACGGCTGGGTGAACATCCCAGCCGTTTCTAGTTTAGGGGCATGGTGTAACATTATCATTGGTAAACGACAGGTGGGCAAGACCTACGGCACACTGTTATATGAGCTGACGAACGACAAACCATTCCTGTATCTGCGACGCACCACCACAGAGTTTGATGCAATCACGTCTGACCCGCAATTAAACCCCTTCTTACTTCTCAAGAATGAGGGGTTTGATGTGGACATCGTGAAGAGCGGAAAGGTCACATACACCATCGGACAGTATGAGTATGAGGATGGAAAGCCCAAAGACTGCATCAAGAAATACGGCATAGGGATGACCCTTCCCAGCATTGCAAATATCCGTGGTTTCAACGGCTCTGCTTTTCATGATGTCGTGTATGATGAGTTTATCCCGGAGAAAATCGTTGTGAAACGCAAGGCAGAGGGCGATGCTCTTCTGAATGCCTATGTCACCATAAACGGCAACAGGGAACTTGAAGGTAAACCCCCGCTGAGAATGTGGCTTCTTGCTAACGCCTTTGACATCACTTCTCCTGTGCTGGTTGAATTGGGTGTTGTGGATGAGATTGCGAAAATGGCAAGGACAGGCAAGGAGTGGACGCTTACAGACAGCGGCGTTTTCCTCTGTATGCCGAAGTCTCAGCGAGTCAGTGAGAAACGCGCTCAAACAGCGTTCATGAAGCACATGATGAAAAACAAAGATTCAAAGTTCTATCAAATGGCAATGGAAAACAAATTCAGTTATAACAATCTTGAAGCCGTCCATCCGATGAGCTTGCGCGGCATGAAACCAGAGTTCAAAGTTGGGGATTTGTATTGTTACAAATACGATGATGCACACTATTACCTGTGCAGTTCCCCGCACCAGTCCCACGAAGTATTCCCCGATACGCAGGCCGGGCGAAACACTTTTAGACTTGCTCATCCTTACTTTGGTTTGATGTTTGTTTTGGGTCAGGTCTGGTGTGCCGATGTTCCGGCCCTTATCAAGATAAGAGACTATCTTGACATGAAGGAAGAGTGAGTGCTATTATAAAGGTGCGGGGGACTCCAAAAGACAAGCGCCCCGGAAGGGCGTGGAGTTGCATTCTTGTCTTGCATACCCCCGTTTCATAGTATTGTCGCCCTCAAAGGGTGTTGGATAGAAATAAGAAAGGAGTGAAGCGAATGCTTCTGTACTCATATAGGACGGATGCAAACACGTCCGTTTCCCCTCACTTCAAAGTGAAGGAGTTCCACAGCAGGAAAGACCCCTGTGACACTGTCATCATTGACCCCCGTTTGGTTGACCTCTTGGAGAACGTACGACGCCTGACCGGCAAGCCGGTACACATTAACAGTGGGTATCGTTCCAAGGAGTATAACCAAACTATCAAAAATGCTTCTCCGAAGTCTCAGCATTGCGAAGGAAAGGCGGCTGACATCTGGATTGAAGGAGTCAGCCCGGAGAAAGTAGCCCAGTATGCAGAGTGCTTTTTGGGAGCGTCTGGGGGTATCGGTATCTATCATACATTCACTCATGTGGATGTCAGAAGCGGCAAAAGCCGCTGGAAAGGAGCTTATTGATGAAACTTGAGGATGTTCTTATGCTGGCCCGTGCAGGCTATTCCAAGGCCGATATTGCCGCCCTTCTGGGTAGCAATCCCGCACCCGCCCCCACTACTCCCAAGGCCGCACCGCTGACGGGTGCGCCCCCCTTGCCCGGTGACGTTGCAACAAATGTTACTGCTTCGGCAAGTTCGTCTGCCGCCCCGTCTGCACCGGACTGGGGCGCTATGGCCCAGAGTATCGCCGCACTGACGGCGCGTCTGGACACTCTGGCGACCCCCACGGCGGGGAGTCTGGGCGGGGATACCGCCGACGCCGTGTCGGTCGATGACATCATCCGGGCGGCTATCACGCCCGCAACACCGGACGCTGCACCGGACTTCTCGAAGGGGGTGTAAACCGTGGCAAAATCTAAGAACAATATGCCCACTCTTGCAAAGGCTGACGTGTTCCGTCCGAAGGACGTTTATACCATCGTCAACGCCGTCTTGCAGGACGTCACGGGCCAGCGGACTATCACCGCCGTGGATACCTCTTCCTTTATCAACGTCGGTCAGATGTGTCTTTCCACCAGCAAAGAAGGAACTTTGCAGGCCCTTTCTAACATGGTGGCCCGTACCGTCATCAACAGCCGCGCGTACACGGGCCGCTTTACTTCTGTTGAAATCAGTAAGCAGGACTGGGGGTTGTATATGCGGAAAATCGCCTTCTTTGCAGGCGAATTTGAGCAGTCTGACTTTATCAACACCCAGCAGAACCCCGACACGCTGGTGGACGGTAACAGCCTTGATATGTACAAAATCAAGAAGCGCTATCCTTTCGAGATGTGGTATGGTGACCAGAAAGTTCTGAACCAGTCATACACCCGCTTTCTCGACCAGCTCAACACGGCATTCCGGTCTGAGTCGGAGTTCTCCGCTTTCATGCAGGGCATGACCGTTGAGATTCAGAACGACGTGGCCCGCTGGAAGGAGATGGAAAACCGCCTGTGTGTCATGAACTATATCGGCGCTATCTACAACACTGGCAAGCCGGGAAGCAGAGTCAACCTGACGGATGCTTTCAACGTGGCCCGGGATACCGCCTATACCACCCGGGAGCTTTTGACCGCTCATTTGCAGGAGTTTCTTTCCTTCTTTGTGAGCCGTCTGGAAACGGATACTGCGCTTCTGGAAGAGTCCACTGAGCTGTTCCATCTGACGCCCCTTTGCACCGATGACAAGGGAAACACCTTGCATCTGTTCCGGCACACTCCCAAGAGTGAGCAGAAACTTCTTCTGTTCCAGCCCCTTATCAACGACGCCAAAGCGTGGGTTTACCCCGCTATCTTCGGCCCGGGTTATCTGTCCTTTGGCAACTATGAGGGCGTTACCTTCTGGCAGAACATCAACGACCGTTCTGCTATCAATGTTATCCCCGCCCAGTTCAACGTAAACACGGCAGAAGCAGAGCAGGGCCAGCCCGTCAAACTCGACTATGTGGTGGGCCTGCTGTACGATAAGCGCGCAATGGCTACCACCTACTTCAAGGATAACGTGTGGACGACTCCCTTTAACACGCGGGGCGAGTATTGGAACATTGAACACCATTGGAAGATGAACTACACCCTTGACCCCACGGAGAACGCAATCCTTTATTATATGGCAGACCCGGTCACTCCCGGCCCGTAACCGCTGAACGCCCCGCCCCCTATGGGGCGGGGCTTATTTTATAGAAAGAGGTGATAGAATGGCAGGCACATTCAATGGAGCTGTTCCCGCGCCCAGTGTTGAGCATGGTTATCATTTCCACTTCGGAAACATCGAAAAACGGCTTAATTCTACCAAGGCTTTTGACTATGGTGTGTTGAAGGATTTGGAACGGTGCGATTTTAAGAAACCGACCAGCATGGAACACCCCGTCATTTACTGTACTATCAATTCCATCAATATTTCGCCGCAGTGGAACTATTGCCACTGTGAAGAAACTAAGTCGTTTTATTGGATTGATGATATAACCACCCTTCGGGCGAACATCTGGCAAATCAGTCTGAGCATCGACCCCCTTGCAACGTACCGTGAAGCAATTCTTAAAACCAAGACGTTTATCGAATACGGTTTCAACAGCGACGCAAGCGGGGCAACATTCCGTTTACAGGACGCGCGGCAGAACGTCGCAAGACGTCCCACGGTTTCGACCGTCGCCGTTGACATTACCGACGGCAATTTAGACCCTGATACCGGCGTTTATATGCTGTCCTGTGTGGGCAAGGGTGGGCTTGCCACTTATGCCGTAAATCAGACGACCATGAACACCCTGTTAACGGCGCTTTCCACTTTATGGGCGGCAGAAACGAAAGCAATGGTTGACTGGAAACTTGCCCTTCCTGAGTTCATGAACAAGTTCGTTTTCGGTTCTTCGGCAGTCGAGAATATCCGTTCCTGTTACTGGCTACCAATAAACTTTGGACGGTACGGCGCAGGCCGTCAGACTCCCATCACGTTGGGGGGCTTTGATACGGCGGTTTCTGGGCGTATCGTTTCCATGAAGGATAATAGGAAGGTAACAACAGCCATTCCCATTCCGTGGCCCGCTGACGACTGGAAACGGATGAATTGTCAGATTCAAGTTTACGTTCCGAATATCGGTGTTGTGGGCATTCCGGTAGACCAGTGTAACAACGCTCTGACCGTAGTTATTGAATGGTGCTTGACTTTGATAGATGGGTCTGTTACTGTAAGAGTATCAGCAGGAGACTACACGGCATTTGTCGGCAGTACGAACATCTCAAGCCCCTATGGTATCGGTGCAAGCAACATCGACCCCATCAAGGCAATGGGCGGCGCGTCCACCATTGTGGGCGGTGCAATGGAGTTTGGCGGGGGTGTTGGCGCGGCTATCCTGACCCCGGGGCTAATCGGTAAGGCAAGCGGCGTACAAGCGGCAATGCAGGGCGCGGCAACTGCCGCCGAAGGATTGCGGCAGACAATCACCCCCATCACACAGAGCGTGGGCTTCACGGCAGGCGCGTCACAGACGCTGTTACCCACCGAAGCGCGGTTGACGCTTCTGTATTATCCCCCGATTGACGATGAGGGTTATCAGGGTCTGTATGGGTATCCCGTCATGAAGGTAGCAACGCCTGTCTCTGGGTACTGTAAAACCCGTGGGTTCTCCTGTCAGCCAGAAGGAGCAATGCCGGACGAAATAGCATATATCAACCGCGCTATGGACAGCGGCGTATTTATCGAGTGAGGTGAAGATAATGTATCAGTGTTATGATGGTTTCTTTGACGGGGGTGTTCCATGTGGAACATTCATCAAAAGCATTTCCGTTGACGCCCTCAATTACTGGGAGCGTTCCTTCTTCCAGAGATGCCGCTCAATCATCGAGTTCGACGGCCTGCCCGAAGCCGCACCCGGACAAATCGGCTGGGACTATGATGCATTCATGTATCAGCTTTTCCGAATGGGCTACGCGGTAGTTTTCAATACAAAGAAATATGGCATGGTGGTACAGCCCGGGTATCCTTCGGGGTATGGCTTGCAGTATCAGCCCCGGGCGATGACCATTTCAACCCAGTTCTTCCAGTTCAACCGCCCCCTTGAAATCGGTACGGAGTGCGGCGTCATCAAGCTTACACCCGACTACCGGGGTATTTGGGATATTATCACCAAGTATGCTGTTGAGATGCAACACGCAGAAGTTGCTATCCGGCAGAGCGCCTTGAATGCCCGGTTTGCATACGGTGCGTTTGCCAAAGACGACAAACAGAAGAAGAGCCTTGAAGCAATGTTTCAACGGCTGGCAAACGGTGAGCCTGCAATTATTCTCAATCCCGATTTGAAGCGCCCCCTTGACGGTAAGACCGGAGAGGGCGGGGCTTATGAACTGCCCATTATGCAAATCGACCGTGATTTGTCAAAGAATTTCATCCTGCCTGAACTCATGGAGTTCAGAAGGACAATTCTGATGGACTTCTACCGGGAACTTGGTATTAAAGTCCAGCCCGACAAGAAAGAAAGGATGATTGTTAACGAAAGCGAAAGCGCGGACGCTGAGACGTTTAACCGTCGTGAAGTATGGAGAATCTGCCTTGAAAAGTCCCTTGATGAAGTAAACAAAATGTACGGCCTGAATATTACTTTCAAAATCAATGAACCAAAGCAGGACACAGAAGGGAGTGGAGATAATGCCGATTTATTACGGAACACTGGTGAATGAGCTGGACAGCGGTGCAAACCTTGAAGCGCTGTTGATGTATGACCATGACCTTTTTGCAAACATGGTGTTGCCCGTGGGGCTGGATAAAGTGCAGGCTATTTCGGCAATACGCCGCCTGCACGGGCTTGCCCCGTTGTACCACCCTGACCCCTTCTATATGAAGAACGAGATTTTCTTCTGGTCAAAACAGCACTGCCCCATCTGGGAAAAGCTTTATGCGACGACGAAGCTGGAATATAATCCCATTTGGAACACAGAAATGTCTGAACGAAGCAAGGATACCACGACCACAGACCGGGATACCAGCACTCAGAGCGACGCCCACAGCCACGGCGGGGCAACTGACACGGCTTCTGCCAACAGCACAAAAGGCGGGTGGAACACTGAGGATGGTGCTTATCATGAAGACACTGCCGCCGACGGATGGAAAACCGACGACGCCACCCAGCACAGTAAAACCGTGCATGACGGGTGGAACAAGGAAGATGGACACTATCACGACAAAAACCTTTCGACGGCAGAGGGCGAGAAGACCCGGGACTTCATCGAAGATATTAAAGGTACACTCGACAGCCAAGTGGATACCACTTCTCATACTGGTGTTGTGGGAACACGGGACACGAAGCACGACGAAACCATGACGGACACAATCGACACGACCAAAAACACCGTCAGCGATACCGAAAACAAACTGTCTGCTGAGAACGAAGCCACATACCAGCCCGACAACACCAGCCATACCGTTACCGATGAGAAGGGCCATTCGGACGAAACCAAGAAAACCAACTGGACGGAACACGAAGACACGACCCAGAACACCGACTTCACGCAGGGTGTGACGACTGACCAAGATACCACCCAGAACACCGAAAACCATGCATTTGAAACTACCCGTGATTTGTCCACGTCTGACACCCACGGTGATACCCATTCGGCGGCGTCTGACGGTACGGTTGATGATACCCGTGCGGAAAGCATCTCGAAAGACCAACACGCCGACAAGGGAACTACCAAGGGCGGAAGCGTCAAGAAAAACCAGTACGACGACCGCACCCGGGACGAGTCCTTGAAGGACAACAAACACAATGAACACGCCGTATCGCTTGAGACGGGGAAGGAGAACACCACCGTCACCGTAACACATGAGTATAGCAAATCCGGCAATATCGGCGTCACGACCACCCAACAAATGATTGAAGCAGAAAGGGCCGTCGTTCTGTTCGATATTTATAATAAAATCGCTGACGACTTCCACCGCACTTTCTGCCTTGACTGTTATTGACAGGGGTGTTAGAATATGAATGAAGTGATAGCCGCCGTAATAACAGGAATAATCACCTTGACCGGTGTTCTCATTGCCAACAGTAAATCGCAGGCCGTCACTGATACCAAGCTGGACGAACTGACAAGAGAAGTCAGGGAGCACAATACTCTGATTTCAAGAGTTCCCGTACTGGAAGAGCAACTGAAAGTTGCAAATCACCGGATAGAAGACCTTGAAAGTGAAGTCCATCTTCTCAGAGAAAGGGGGTGTAAGCATGAATAAAATTAAGGTAGCTACTCTTACCCGTACCGCCGTGCTGATTCTGGCTCTCATGAATCAGATTCTCAGTGCCACCGGACACAGCCCCATTCCCGTGGATGACGCACAGCTTGAACAGCTCATCTCCACCGGTATGACCGTGGGCGCGGCTATCTGGGCATGGTGGGAGAACAACAGCTTCACCAAAGAAGCTATTGCCGCTGATAACTATCTGGAAAGCCTCATCGGCAGAAAGGAGAAGTAATGAACTGCAATCTTTACCCGAATTATTCCACCCCGGGCGACCCTTTCCAGTATGACCTTCGGTGGATGGTGGGTCAGATTCAGAGTTTGCAGGCGTTTGTGGAACAGCTTTCTAAGGGGCTGGATGCAAACAGCGGCAATATCGCCGCTCTGAATCAGGCCACAAAAGCCCTGACCGATGCACAGCACTGTATCAACGACCGTCTCAACAGCGGGGACTTTGAGGATGGGCGTTTCATCGAGTGGGCAGACAAGAACCTACCCGCAATGGTGAATGAGATGGTGCATTTTGTGTGGTTTGGGCTGACCGATTCCGGGCGCTTCTGCGCTTATGTCCCGGCTAACTGGAAATGGCTCACCTTTGATACCGGTGCAGACATCACTGAACCGGAATATGGTCATCTCATTATCAAGTATTACTAAGGAAGGAGCTTTATCAATATGGCACATGAGAAGAATTGTCGTCCTTTTCCCATCGAACCCGCGCCTTATGCACCGGGCGGTGAGTGTCACCCCTGCCGTCCTGACCCCTGCTGTCCCCCGCGCCCGCCGCGTCCGACGCCGCCCCCGCCCCCGGGCTGTGGGCCGTCCCAGTACGTCGGGGCGCGGTACGTCCCGAAGTTCGCTGACCCCATCGAATGGGACACTGAGCGGGGATATGAGTCCCTGACTATCGTCACCTATAAGGGCGAGTCCTATACTTCGAAGTGTCCCGTGCCGCCCGGCATTGACATTAAGAATACGCGGTACTGGGCATTGACCGGTGCATATAATGCACAGGTCGAAGAGTACAAAAATCAGGTGAAAGACCTGTCCCAGCAGGTGACGGGGTTCGCATCTGATAACAAGGAGTTCCGGGAGAAGATTACCCAGTACGAAAAGGACAACGCAGAGATGAAAAACACCGTGGCGTCCACCGTCGCCCGGGTGGACGCTCTGGCAGAGCGCGTGGACAACGCCGACGCGGCTATCTCTGACCTTCAGGCCGGGCAGGCTCAGACGGTGAAGGACATTGCCGCACTCGAAGCGAAGGACGCTGACCTTCAGCGTCAAATCACTTCGAACGATACCGACATCTCCGCACTTCAGGCCAAAGACCGGGAGCAGGACGCACGGCTTGATGCAATCGAGACTGTCAACGATGCACAGGCCGCTACTATCTCCCAGAACACGCAGGACATCGCCCGGAACACCACGAACATTCAGGACAACGCGGCAAACATTGCCGTGAATTCCAAGGAGCTGGCAAAGCACGCGGCACAGCTCAAAGACCACGATGCACAACTTTCCGTCCTGCATAAGGAAGTCACCGATAACCATACGGCTATCGAACGGCTCACCTCTGTCACCGACGGACTCCGGGCCGACCTTACCGAAGATGAGGCCAAAATCGCCCAGAACGCGGACGCTATCGCCCACATCCAGCAAAAGGACGTTCAGCAGGACGGGCGGCTGGATGCACTGGAAAAACGCACCACCGACGCCGAAGGGCGTCTCGATGCACTCGATACCAAGACCGACGCCACCAACGCCGCCCTCACCGCTGAGACGACCCGCGCAAAGGCGGCAGAGCTGGCAAACGGGGAGCTTATCGCCGCCAATGCTCAGGAGCTGGCCCGGCACTCTGATGAGCTGTCCGACCATGAGCGCCGTATCACGGCTCTGGAAACTAAGACCGACGGCCACACGCAGGACATCGCAGACCTCAAAGCCAAGGACGCCGCCCTTGATACGGCCATTGCCGCCGTCGATGACAAAGTGGAGCACCTTGAACTCATCGACCCGAAGGAGTACGCAAAAACCATTGCGCGTATCGACGCCAAAGACGCGGAGCAGGACGGCAGAATTCAGGCCCTCGAAACTGCAAGCGCTGACCATGTGACCAAGCAGGAGTTCGCCGCTGACCAGAAGCGGCAAGACGACATTGTGGGCGACTGGACTACTGCTCACCCCAACCAGACTATCGCGGAGTGCGTGACCTCTCAGGAGTCGGAGCTTGCAGAACACGCCGGGGACATCGCCAAACTGAACGCTGACAAGGCGAACAAGGCCGACATCCCCAGTCTCGACGGGTACGCTACCAAGGTGTATGTTGACACGCAGGACGCCGCCCGTATTCCCCTTAAAACCGGAGACTATAATAACGCGGCGTCTTCCGTTGCTCTGGGCGTTCCTACTCACACTTCCGACGCGCCGAATACGTGGAGTATGTTTGGCCTCTTCCCCTATCCTGTCTTTTCTTACAAAGACAGGCCGGGCGTCAATGTCGATACGACGAAGGGCAAACTTCATCTGTACAAGGCCGACGGCACAGAAGTCCCCGTGCCTAGCTGGGTGACGACCGGAAACAACAACAACGCCTTTGGAGTTCTTGCCCGGCTTGGGCCGGACTTCACCCCCGATTCTCCTTTTTATGTGATTGTGTACCGGAACAATGCCGACAAGTATACCACTGCTGGTGACGTTCCTGCCACTGACGGCCCGACCGTCTGAAACAATAACAAAGCCCCCCGCTTCGGCGGGGGGCTTTTCTTTATCCCAGTCTTTCAATGTCGATGTTCTCTGCATTCACTCCGCCCACTTCATACCGGCGGGGACTCATGACAATCCAAGACGCCGACATGGTGGGCTTTGCAAAGTCGGTGCGCAGGCGGGGCGGCGCGTCATGATAAGTGAGCATTTGCCCGCCTGCATCTTCAATAATAAGGAAGTCGTTCAGATTTTCAATGTCATCTTTGAGGGCGGCGACGCCCTCATTTTTCCCCACGCCCGCGATAGTGCTTTCGAGAACGCCATCACAATTTCGCGCGGCGTAGCATTTGGCATGAAGAAAACGAAATTCCTGATACCCATAAACGGCCTGTGGGTGTTCATCCTCTGCGACACCGATATAAACGCACTTGCCATTGTCTTTCTGAACGACGCACTTTCGGGCGATGCACTGACGTTTGATTTCTTCATTGTACTCATCAACTGCCGGGACTTTCTCGCCCTCAAACTTGCAAGAATCAGTGTCCCAATATATGACCTTATCCCAGCCCACAATCTTTAACAGCCGCCACAGCTTAAGCCGTGTCATGCTGGCAGTCCACAGACCCCAGAGGAAAGGAAAGGTGTTCTTCTTCGTCTGGGCTTTGGTCACTTCGTCATCGGTCATGTCATCCAGATTCTTTTCCCAGCTCAGTTTCTCGAACTCGATTGCATCCCCGATGTCTGCCGTGTACTCATCCCGGATTTGCTTCTGTGCCGTCGCCCCGTATATGGTGTTCACGCAGATTTTACTAAAGGCGTATTCCGGGCTACCCTTCATTGTCTCTTTGATACGGAACTTTTCAAGAATCGTATGTCGGAAAGACTCAGGCAGATAAGCCAGACGAAACGCAAAAGATTCAGCCGCTACCATTTCAGAATAGTTGTACCCTTCCCGGATTCTCTGCCAGTCGTTTGAATCGCAGTACAGCAGGAGCGTCCCTTCTGCGTCCAGAACTCGCCCGTTGTCCTCTTCTCCGATGACCTCACTGTTGATGCATTTACTACGGCTTATGCAAGGGTCTGGGCATTCATCTTTAATACTGAGTCCAGTGATTGCAATTTTGCCGACCCAACCCATACCCGCGTCAATCAGGGCGTTCATGTCCTCTTCGGGGGTATTCTCTGGAAGGTCAAACGGCTTGCCCGTGGGAAACTTCCATAGTAACTGCTGGGACGGGTGGGCGCTCTTAAAGTCGTAGGAATTGCAGTTCTTAAAGGTGTACCCCGCTTTCCATCTTGCCCCGTGTGTGTCGCCGCCTGCCATTGCCTTATATGCAATATAGGTCTGTGTCTTGGAAAGCGTCAAGGCGTCCTTGATTTTGGCGAACCCTTTGTCTCTGTTCAGATTCTTGTTGACTTCCTGCTTGACAAGGCCGGTGTTTGTGAGCGGTATTGTTGCTTCATTGAACCCGTGTTCTTTCTTCATCCGCTCTATTGCTTCATACAGTCCCAAGACGTCGTTGACGCAATAGGCAAACTCTTTATCATCAAGGGGAGTGTCGGGAGTGCGAAATACGGTATAATCCAAGTCACCCTTTAACTTTTCGTGTTTGCATCCTTTTGTGGCTTTTGCAAGAGACTTTTGAAACAACTTGAGTGAATCCCTAAACTCAATGCCGTTCGAAAACTCAAGGGTGAGGGGCTTTCTGCTCTTGGTATAAAGCGCCTTGCAGTCACCCCAGCGAAGCGTTAAAAGCTGAATTAAATATGTGAACTCATAGCCCAGATTATGGACGTACACGACCAATTTTCTTTTGTCCGTAACACGCCACTTATCACAGAGCGTTTCAATAATCTCTGCCCAGTCCTCAAAGTAGCGGGGAACTACGACCACGCCACCCACGCACATCTGAAAACTGTATGCAAATCCGTCTGCGTCGTTGTTCGTCGTCTCAATATCAAAGGTGCAAGTAGTATCAATATACTCGACGTGTTTTCCCCTCTGGAAAGCCGTGCGCGGCTTGAAGTTCATGTAACTCATGAACTCCCCAGCCGTCTCACACACCATAATATCTTGACTGAATCGCATTATCTTCCCCGCCTGTTCCTCAGCATTTGAAGGATGATTGCACCCTGCATTTTATCCTTTTCTACTCTACCCTGAAACTCTTGCGCAATTTGTTGCAAATTGTCTATCTGGTTGCTGGTGATTGCTTGGTATATGACCTCAGAACCATACAGCTGTTCATTCTTCTCAGTCATGAACCTATCGAACAAATCCCCCAGCTCTTCGGGTGTACCGGTGAAGCCCATCTCCCGCGCACGTTCCACTTTCTTTTCGACGGATTCACGATACCCCGTCACGGTGGAAGTCTTCTTTATCATGAACTCCCGGAGACTGATGAACTGTTTTTCAAGCTCTGCCCGGGTCATCTTGGTTACACCTTCCTTGAAGCGGGGTTTTTCCTGCTCTGTCCGCTTCTGTAGCCATTTGTACGCAGGGGACTTATCCGACAGGCTCTTCATCTCTAGGGTGCGAATGCGAGTGTTTGCCGCTTTGGCGGCTTTCTTCACAATGCCCCTCAGCTCATCTTCGGAGTACATACGGGGGGCTTTATTGCCGGGCGCGTATGTTCCCCAGTCATGAGAACGAAAGGGGCGGCCTTTGCCGCCCTGTTTCCGTGGTTTCTTTGCTTCTGTCTTCTTTGCTTCTGTCTTCTTTGCGTCCTTTGCTTTCGTCTTCCTTGCACTCTGGGCTTTCGGCCCTGTCTTCTTGGATGTCCGCGCCCTTGCGTCAGGGGCTTTCTTGATAAGCCCCGTATCAGTCTTTGCTTTCTTCATGGTGTTCACCTCTTACCTAAATATGTGACCCGGATACCATTCTTGCAGGGCGTCACTATCGGAAAGTAGCCCATAACTCTGAGACTTTCATACAGCGTATATAGCGCCCGGTCAAACTCCATACCGTCCACTACTTGTCTTGCACACGCGAAGACAGGCCGCTTGACCGTCCCGGGCTTTGCCGCCCCATACTCATATATGAAGACCACCATTAAAACAAACCCCCTATCGTCTCCATGAGCTGAATGAAGAACACCAGACCAACGACGCCCCAGACCAGAGACAGGAGCAAGCCCAGAATCTCGACCCACTCCTTGACATGACGGTGGAAACGGTCTGTGTCGTCCTCTTTCTGTTCGTACAAGTACCACTGATTCATCTTCATATCAAAACCATCCTTTCCACTCTGCGTAACCTACGACGACCGCACCGATGAGCAGGAGCGCCGCAAAAGGTGCGATGCATGAGAACTGGTATGCTGTCATTATACCCACCCCTTTATCTCGATGTCCCGAATGACCTCATAAGGAGCATCAAGAACCGGAACAATCGTGCCAGTATACAGATTGACAGCTCTATCCGTCGTGTCCACCTTCAACAGAATCCCGTGGGACGTCTCCCGGGTTTCATTCTTATACTGGAAGAAAGTGCCAGCTGGAAGATAAGGAGCTGGCACATCAACAGTGCGCCGTACAATGTTCACCTTCACCATGTTAAAACTCCCCCTTTGCAAAATATGCGACAAGCTCATCTGCTTCAAAGGTTGGCTCTTGGGACTGAGGGCAACGCCTGATTGCGGTGCATTCATAAACCCTATGAATGTAATAGCGATAACCGCCCCAGATGCACCGTTCTTTCGTCCCTTCCTTCCTTTTGAGGTCTGCCAGAATCCATGCCCAACAACTGGGTTTGATATACTGAATCATGTTTCTTTTCTCCCTTCAATAGTGATTTCTAACGTGCTGAGCCGTCCGTGTTCCATTATCTTACCAAGCGTAAAATTCCGGACATCCAGCAACTTTACCCACTCCGGTACAGCGTCCGGAACACACCGGAGTCCGCTACCGTCCCGAAACCAGATTATGACCGTCGTGTGGGCATAATCGCAGTTTGTGCATTTGCTCATTAACTCCACGATTTTCATACCTGTACCCCCCTCATAGCTAAATGAAGCTCAACGTCGTACCGCTGACGCGCCACTTCTTCGAAGTCTCCAAATTCGACATTCCGTTCCCACACATGAACCACCTTTTCAGCGGGATTGTATGTGTACATCCTACGGGCGGCAACATACCGCCCCCGTGTGCTCAATGCACAGAGCATCTTATCAGTAAATTTTATCATGCTCAGACTCCTTTCTGTACTGTATACAGTATAGCATATCTGTACACAGTTGTCAACCCCTCTGCCTAGAATACTTCACAGTGTACCACCTTGCGTCCATGTTTGTGTGCATTGTTGTATACATCATGCCCGTGTCGAGGAATGGGGGAAAAAATAGTTAAAAAGTTTTAACCAATAC